AGCTGACCGCCATCGTGGACGCCCGCTACGGCGCGGGACGCCCCACCCTGCTGATCGGCAATTACAGGACACGGGAGGAATTCGAGTCTTCCGTCTCGCCGTCGATTATCGACCGTCTCAACGAAGGAGGTGGGGCGATCCGTTGCAACTGGCCATCATTCAGGGGCAGGCAGTAGATTCTGGCACTCAGCGCCACCGGAAGCCGTAGGACGCGCCACAAGCAGAATATTACAGTAATTTCACCCAACCAGGCCAAACAAAGAACCAAACAGACCAATGACACCTGAATTCATACCGTTTCCAAAAATAGCCCGTCTCAACCGGGAAATCATCGTCACCGAGAAGCTCGATGGCACGAATAGCACCATCGCAATCATCAACGCCGAGGGCAGACCCGTCCCGTGCGCAATCGCGGATTGGACAACCGACGACGGAACCAACCTTGTCATGCTGGCCGGCAGTCGCACACGCTGGATCACCCCGTCCAGTGATAATCACGGATTCGCCAAGTGGGTATGGGACCACAAGGAAGAACTCAAGGGACTCGGGGAAGGCGTCCTCCGTGGCGAGTGGTGGGGTCAAGGTATCCAACGTGGCTACGGCCTCAAGGAAAAGCGTTTCAGCCTGTTCAACGTCCAGCGGTGGTGCCTGCATGGACAGGAGCCGGGTGTTGCCAGCGTTTCATGGGATGACAAGGCGCGGGCGATGGTGACGCGGATGCAGGAACCGCTGCCGCCGTGCTGCGGATTGGTGCCGGTGCTGTATCGGGGTAAGTTCAACACGGTGAGCATCGAGCATTACCTGACGAATCTCAAATATGGCGGAAGTCTCGCCGCTCCGGGATTCATGAAACCGGAAGGCGTGGTTGTGTGGCACACTGCCGCCAACACGGGATTCAAGGTCACAATCGAAAACGACGCGGAACCAAAAACGAAAGGACAAACCAAATGAGCAAGGAAACCAACATTTGATGGCGTGAAAGTTTCTTAGGGATGAAAATAAGTCTTGCAATGCTATTCGTAATGCCTTAATTTCCGTCATGGCTAATTCAGGAAACGCAAATGGCAATTGGAAGGGTGGAAGGACCATTACTCAGCATGGATACGTTTTGATCCGAGTAGGAAAGAATCACCATTTGGCGGATGTAAGGGGATACGCATACGAACACCGGCTGGTGGCAGAATGGAAAATAGGAAGAAGGCTGCTTCCGAAAGAGCAAATTCACCATATCAATCACGATAAATTAGACAATAGGCCAGAAAACATCGAGGTGACGCCATCCCGCTTCCATCACGCGGTATTACATCGGAAGCGTGATAGCAAATTGAGATTACCAGAACAACAGAACACAAAGTTTTTTTGCGCCTGTGGCTGTGGTAAGTCATTCAAAAGATTTGATTCTATGGGAAGACCTAGAAAATTTATCTCTGGGCACAATCCCCCGGATCTTTCCATTCAAGAAAAATTCATCATGGCTTGTAGTAGTGGGAAAAGCATTGCGCAAATAGCAAACATCACAGGTCAATCCACAGGTGCCGTTAAAGTAATGGCATCAAAACTAACCAAAAAAGGAAAAGTAGAAAGAAAGGGACTAGGAATTTATGGGAAAATCAACTAGCATAAGCTGGGCGTCGAGTACTTTTAATTCATGGCTGGGGTGTAGGGCCTGTTCAAAAGGATGCCAAAATTGTTATGCCAAAGCCATGACCGAACGCTTCGGCCATGATTTCGCAACGCGCCGCCGGACATCACCCGCCAACTGGAAGCAGCCTTTGAAGTGGAACCGTGACGCGGCCAAGGCCGGAACTCGGCCACGCGTCTTCTGCGGCTCCATGATGGACTGGCTGGATGACGAGGTGCCGGTCGAGTGGCTGGCGGATTTGCTGGAATTGATCCGCACCACTCCGAACTTGGATTGGCTCCAATTATCGAAACGTCCACAAAATTTCTTCCATAGGATTCGATTGGTTGTTGATTTCATTAACAAAGAGACTATCCTTGCGCATGACTCATCTACAAAACGAACTATTGGTAATTCAGGCGTTGAAAACCGGAGAAATGGAGATCGATGCAGAGGGGCGTATTTGGAGGCTGATGAAAAGAACGGGGGACCGTTGGACACAAGGAACGAAAACGACCCCATGCAAGAAAGTGCGAGCGGAAATGACGAACAAGGCGGGATACTTGCAGGTTCGTCTGATGCGGGACAGCAAGCGGATTTATGCCAGTGCTCACAGACTGGTTTGGATTCATTTCAACGGCCCCATTCCACAAGGGATCACCATCAACCACAAGGACGGGGTGAAGCGCAACAACTCGCCAGGGAATCTGGAATTGGCGACATACGGCGAGCAGCGGATACATGCGTGCCGGGTGTTGAATGCGGGCCATTGGGATTGCAAGGGGGAGAAACACCCCAAGACGCATCTTGTGGACGCGAACGTGATGGAAATGCGAAAACTGAGGCGGAGCGGAGTGATGGTAAAAGACATCGCCAAGATGTTTGGCATGACAAAAAAAGCCACAAGCTTCATCACGACCGGGAGAACATGGAAGCACTTGCCCATTGGCTGAATGATTGGCTTAACGGGATCGCGCCCCCCGGTGTCTGGATCGGAACCACCGTTGAGGATCAGCAACGAGCCGACGAGCGGATCCCGCTGTTGTTGTCCATTCCAGCCAAGGTCAGGTTCCTATCGGTGGAACCGATGCTTGAGTCGGTGGATATTGAATCCCACGCATTCGGAATCCCTTTTGGAATCAACCATGTGATATGCGGCGGAGAGTCCGGCCCAAAATCCCGCCCGATGAATCCCGAGTGGGCGAGATCACTCCGCGACCAGTGCAAAGCTGCCGGAGTTCCGTTCTTCATGAAACAGATGGGCGGTCATCCGAACCCGCTCCACAACCTCGAAGACCTGCCGGAAGATTTGAGAATCCGTGAATTCCCCACACCATGAAAACACATCCAATTTTGATGACCCTTGGCAACGTGATCGCCACGCGAAACGAAACCAAGACCCAAACCCGCCGCGTCTGGAAACCTCGACCCGGAAAGTTCGATGACCAACCGTGCGTAGAGCGGTGCCCATACGGTCAACCCGGCGACATTCTCGCCCTGCGAGAGCCGTGGTTCCAGTGGGGCTTGTGGATTCGCCACAACAACAAGTGGACTTGGTTTGACCAGACCGGACCAGAAACGCCAGTGCGCTACGAGGCCGATGGATCAATCCCGGTTCTCGCGCCACGCGAACATCTTGGCTATCACCGCCGCCCGTCGATCTTCCTGCCGAAAATCTATTGGCGCACGTTCTGCCGGTTGGACGATGTGCGCGTCGAGAGATTGCAGGAAATCACTGTGTCTGATTGCATCGCTGAGGGTGTCAGCGGAGAAACAGCCATGCTTGGAACCGATGATCTGATGATGATGCACCTTCCTCAATCGTTGCCATACCCCATCCGCAGGTATTGGCTGTTGTGGAACTCGATCAATGGAAAGAAGGACATTTCATTTGAATCAAACCCGTGGGTTTGGGTGCTGTCATTCACCCGGATCAAACCGACGTGACGAGCGTTGTTACCAAGGACGATCCCTCGGAACGCAGGTGGAAAATCGGCACGGTCATTCCGGGGCGGGTGGTGGCGAGCGTGAAGCCGGTGGCGGTGGCTCCATCGGAAATCGGGGTGCGGGTCGCCGACACAAGGTCCGTCACGGTGATTTTCGGGGTGGCGAACGCCACGGAGAAATCCGCAAGGAACGGCGCCGATGCCAGCATTGCGGCGTTGATGGCGTCCGCCACCTGTGCCTTGCTCATCGCCGCCGTGATGGCAACCGGAAGTTCCGTGTGTGCGACCTCGGGACCGGATCCTCCGCCGGAAATGTTCATCCATACGGCCCATGTCCCGCTCGCCCCTTCAAGAGTGAAGTACGAGCTTTGAACGGCGGCTGACCCGGCGACAGGTTCGATGGTTTGAACATTGGTCCCCGGAGTGACCGGAATCATGGTCGGGGCGTTCGCAACCAGCCGGAACGGGTAGGTCGAGCCGTCGAGTCCCACAAGGAGAGCGTCGCCGGACACGTTTTGGATGAACACTTCCCCCGGTGTCGTGACCGATCCAAGATCAATCGTCACGTCGCCGGTCACGGTGAAGTTGTTCTCCGATCCGGTATCGGATGCCGGGTTGCGGCTGATTCCACCCTGACCGGTGAGTTTGGTGATGCTGTTGGTGATCTGTGCTGTTATTCGGATGCTCATGGTGATGGTATTCTTTGCGGTGTTTCAGGCCCACCCGGTTATTGATGTGATAGTAACACCTGGATGAAGTGTTCTGGCGTAATCAACAACAGCGGATTTTACTATTTTACCGTTTCTGATTTGTAGCGTTTCATTGAATTCCAGTTGATCGCTGTAAAAATCCGGGGTGGAATAATATGTTTTACCAATGAACTCTATGTCGAAGTTCATACCGGACGTGTCGTTTTCGGTGAACGTGATCTTGAACGGCGTGTCGTGGATCTTGTGGCCGACCGGTTGCGCGGGCGGCTGTCCGGTTGGTTTTTCGTGGTGCAGTTTCTCGCCGCGTCCCGCTCCAGTGGTGGCGTGCTCGTTGACCGGCTTGCGCTCTTCCTTTTCATCGTTTCGACCGCCCCGAGGCGGTTGAGATTTGCTATCCGCCAACTCCCGAACCTGCTTCAAGATCTCTTCCGCCTTTGCCAGCGCATCCTCGGCACGCTTCGCGGAGTCCGCCGCATCCTGCGCCGCCTCGTTCACCGTCTTGTATTGTTCGCTGTCGGCCATCACGCGGGCTTGCTGAGGGTTGTTTTCGTCACCATGTAGCCGCCTTCATGCGGCACCGATTCCTGCCAGACAATCGTGTCCGGCCAGTCGGTGACGTTGGTTGCGGGGAAGTCGTAAAGGTCGAAGAACTCAACCCACACCGGATCATTCGTGCCGCTCGAATCGGAAAAATCAAGTTGCGGATGCAGGCATGGCTCAATGCTGATTGAGAATGCCGGACATTGGAAATGAACCCCCTCCGGGATCATCGGCTGAGGCACGATGATTTCCACCGGATCAAGCTGCCACCACTGATCGACTGACGCCACCTGCGGCTGGTTGTAGCCCTTCTTGTAGCGGATGCGCGGAAGTATCGATGCACTTCCGCCGTCCTTACGGTTGAAGATGGCGAACTCTATTTGAGTAAGAACAGGCGGCCACTCGTAATTCATCATCCGGGTCCAATACCGATGTTGAGGGTCAACCGCTTGCCGCGTCACCTTTATGGCCTCGCACGGGGAATCCTCCTGATAGGTGACCATCGTTCCGTCAGCCTGGATGGTTGTGGATTCGACGGCGGTGATGTCAACCAGTTCGTTCGTTTTGACGAATGCAACCCCCGTCCTGGAATCCATCTCGGTTCCTTTCAGCGGCTTCGGTTGACCCTGTTGTTGGGATTCCTTGACGACGAGAATCCTTCCCTTGCGGATGACTTCCTCGGAAGTTCCCAGAACCGTCGCATTGGCCGATGGCGTTTCTCCCGTGTAATCCGTGGTGACGAAAGTAGATGTTGCGAGCGCTTGAGGCTGGAAGAACCGCTCGTTCCTGAGATTCCTCGCCGATGACTGATCTTCCGTATCCGTGTTCAGATATTGCCGATAGGTGATCTCCCACCAGTTCTCCGAAAGCTGCCGGCCGGTGTTGCCATAGCCGGTCCCGTCCGTCTGCCAGAAGATGTTTTCATGATCGGCGAACAACGCTTCCACGGATTTTCCGCCGACATTCTCCCCGCGATAATAGAGCGTCGTGATCGCGAAGTTGGCTTTCCCGGTCTGAGCGTCCGGTGTGAAGTCCGTTATGGTGCAGCGCTTGACGTAATCCCGCTTTTCCACGCGGAACACCGGTTCCAGACTCATCCCGGAGTCACCGACCTTCTTGCCAACGTAGATGTAACCCTCTCCGGCAAACAGCCCTCCGGCCACAACCGGCATGGCCGATCCAGCAACCGGCGTGTCGGCATTGTAATTCGTGGCCGGAAGAATCACCGTCCGGGTGATTGAGTTGAATTTGTTGCCCCCGATGTCGCAGGTAGTGTGCTCCCAATTGGAAACCAACTGGTCCGCTTCCGATGGGATGACGGCGTGAAGGATGGTCAGACTCTTGCCTTGATCGTCCGGCGCGTCCTGAACCGCCACAATCCGGGAGTCGGCCCAGGTGAGTCCCGGAAGATCGGGAATCGGAACCTTTCCAAGCTCCCCCTCCATCGTCGCCCCTTCAATCGGAAACGGCTTCTCTGAGGCAACCGGCCTTACGGTCGTGAAAAGAATTCCGTTGAGCGGCTTCGGCAACCGCTGGCGACTGGTGATCGGGTTGAACGGATCGCTTCCCATGTCAGTAGAGCGGGCGGAATTGAATGCCGCTCCGCTTTCTCGGGTTCATCGCTTGCAGGAGTTTCTTCGCGTTGGCGTATGCGGCCATCACCGCCTGATCCGCCGCCGAGTGGCGGTAGAACGGACATTCCATGAGGATCTTCTTGGCGATGGGAAAGAAAATCGACTCGGTGAATTCAAAGGGAATAGGGATGTCATCGACCGATGTCGAATCCACGATGGCCTTTGGCATCACCTTGGCTTGGTATTCCAGAACCGTTTGCGCGTTCGGTGCAGGCTCGACCCGGATGCGCACATAGGTCAGTGCGCTACCGGCCGGCGACCACGTATCGACGTAGTATCCCATCACGTGACCCGTAGGAGTGCCGGGATTACCCGTGACGGGTTCCACATCCACGATCCGGTCAAACCCGTAGTCGTGACGGTGACGCCCGCCAAGGAGCGCCTTGGGGTCAACCATCGGGCCAATCGGAATCCCGTTCGCCCGCATGGTGCCAGTGATGGCAAGCACGTCGGATTCGCATGTGACGGAATCCTGATAAACCGTCGCCTCCATAGTGCCGTTCGGTCCATCGTGCGGGATTTTAAGAATCACTGCGCTTTCGTCATTCCTGATTTGATTGTCGAAAGCCGATCCGGCGATCCTGATCGCGCATCCGGCCATCCAGTCCTTCCACGTCCCGGAGGAAATCACGGCGGAGGTTGATCCGTTGGTCACGTCAATCTGACATTGAGCCGGGGGATTCAGCAATGCGCCGCGTTCATCCTTCCGGCACCACGCGGAACATGTCCCGAAAATCTCCTGCATAGCCCCGTTGATCGCCCCAAGGCATTCCTCAACCCGGCCAAAGTAGGGCGCGGCGCTTGGATTGCTCCGCTCTTCAACGGTGAAGTTGGAAAGCAGTCGGTTGACAGAGGCGACAACGGAAAGGCTCATGCCGGGACGAGTTCGGATTCCTGTTTCAGTTTGCGGAGACGGATCGTCTCCCGGTATTTCTCAATCCGGGGAGAGGTTTTCTTTTGGGCGGCGGCCGCGAGTTGGTTTTGCAGAACGGTTTCCGCGTCATCGTCGCTGATGCCGCTCTGAATCACGTCCAGAGCCTCGGTGATGGGTTCCTGGCAGCCGAACACTCGGGCGATCTCCGATACGGTGCGGAACATCCGCTTCGCTTTGGGCGACACGCGGGGCGCGGTTCCATCGGTTTGCGCATCCTGCTTTTGCAGCGGGATGATGATCGGGATGATCTTCCGGGAGTGCGTTGCCGCCATCACGTCCCAACAGAACGAGTTGTTCTTGCGGTATGCGCCGACCGGAGTTTCGGCCATCCATGCCGACATCGGGAATGTCAGGACGTGGGCGCACAGCTTCTGGTCGTAGGCGAAGCAGTAGTGGCGACTCACGCCGTGAACCGAATAGTTCCGGTCATTGTCCACGTTCGGAAGCACAAGCCGGATCGCCGCCAGTTCAAAAGGCTTGGCGAGTGAGTCCAAATAGGACTGCGTGACGAGCATCGGGTGATTGAGCATCGGATCAGAGTTTTGTTTTTCCCATCACGTAGATCAGCGCGGTGCCATTCCACGCGGCGGTGATGAAGATCCATCCTTGCTGGATGGCGGAATTGGCGGCGGCAACGGTGGTGACTTCCTCAAGCTGGATGACGGAGAAATTGGATGGATTCATGGTAGTGCTTCGGGTTGGTTCTTTTCGCTGGGTTAGGGTTAAAGGAAAGGCGGGACGGCGGATAAGCGCCGCCCCGCCAGTGGAGGTAATCCGGAAAGGATTATATGTTGTAGGAGTCAATCTTGCTCGGGCAGGCGTATCCGGGATGCTCGATGGCGAATTCGAGCATCAGATAGTTGGACGGCTGTTTGAAAACGTCCTTCGCAAGACCGGTGCCGAAGATCGACATGAAACCCGCACCCTTGGCGAAGTCATAGTCGCGGTTCTGCTTGATGACCTGGTTGCGGATGCGGCCATACGCGAAGTAGGCCGACTCCGCTCCAAAGATGAAGCCGCGACCGTAAACTACGCCGCTCGCGTTGGCTTGCAGCACGATGGCACCCTTGACGAAACGGCTGGTGTAAGTCCATCCGGCGTTGGGTAGGGTGACATTGTTGCCACCGGGAGTAATAACACCAGTCGTTCCATTCAGGGCTGCGGTAGTTCCAACCGACAGATTGCCGACTGTCAACGCACCGCGACCGGAAGTCCCGGCTGCCGCGTCGGCAGACAGAATCCCGTTGAGGATACTGATGATGCTGATCCGGTTGCCCTTGTCGTAAACGCCGTCCTGCGTGTAGCTGACGAATCCACGGCTGCCGTCCGGGTTGATGATCCAGGCGTAGCGGGTGGCGAGCGTTCCCTTGGTCAATCCCCATCCGGTCGTGTTGTCATAGAGCGGCGTGGAAACGTCGGTAAGCAGAACGTCCCGGTTGGTGAACAGGAATTGGGCACCGTCGAAGAACTGGAAATACCGGTTTTGTTTGTTCGTCACCGATCCCACCATTTCGGTGTAGTTACCGGCGGCGGAAGTGGTCGGGTTGTCGGAACTGTAATGGTCCGCAGACGCGGCGGTTGCCAGTCCATTGGCCCCGAAAGGTGCCGCCAGCTTGGCTTTCGGCTGCATCGGGTTGCCGATGTAGTCATCCCACTTCTCATCCTTGACCGGGAGTTCAAAGTAGGGATTGCCGCCCCAGTTGACGAGTTCGCCGCTGATCGCCGGATTGTCGCCGCCCTTCTCGCTGGCGCGGCTGACTGCCAGCGTGTAGCTGTCGTCGTTGCGCAGGTTGAGGAACGCCGTGTTGGTGGCGAACGTCAGATAACCCATGATCGGGCTGCCGGTGCCGCTCAGGCGGTAGTTGATCGAATTCGCCCCTGCGGTAATCAGGCGGGCGCGTCCTTCGTTGGCGAGCGACAGTCCGAGAACGTCCGTGCTCAGAAGAGCGTCCGTGCTGGTCCGGTTGTTCGGGCGATAGGTGTTGATCCCGTTGGCACCGCGAATCAGGCGCATGAACATGTGGTTTTGTTCGAGCAACCCGCCCTTTTGGCCGAGCATCCGCAGCGTCACGCCGACGATCTTCTTGCCGACCGTCAGGAATTCCTGCATTTCAAGGTCGTGTTCCACGGCGTCACGGACGAATCCGACCATGACTTCATTCGTGGACATGAGCGAGCTTGAGGTGTGGCCGGTGAGTTCATCGGAACCCATCACGCCGGGACCGGCGGGAGGGCCGACTTCCGAGAAGTTGACGGTATCGGTGCCGCCAGCCTTGAGGTCTTGCTTCTCACCGAAGATCGAAGAAATGCCGCCGTCCATGCCGCTGCCTGCGGTCGCGGACGTGAATTTCTTCATGCAGTTGAATCCCATCGTGTATTTTGTCAGGATGTCAGAGTAGATTTTCCCCTTAAGTTCGGGGTCCATCGCGGTCGCGTCGTTCAGTTGCTGAACGATAGGATTGGACATTGAGAATGACATTGGAGTGGTGTTCTATTGGTTTGGTTTGAAATCGCGTGCCTCACTCAGAATCCCTCGGCAACGGCCAAAAGGGCCTCAAGTGGAGCTTCTTTGATGAGCGATTGGATCTGATCCGCTGTCGGTCTGGCTGCCGGAGTGTGACCCGGTGCCACCGATGATCCGACCGGCGGTTTCACGACGGTTGGCTTGGGTGGTGCGGGTATTCTTGGCGCGGGCTTCGTGTCCGTAGCCTTCTGGATTCCAAGAGCCTTGGCGGTCTTCTCCGCGAATGCCACAATGAAGTTAGGATCGGCCAGCGCCGGATCACGGCGGCTTTTCGCCGCTTCAATCCGGTCGGTGAGCATTTCCGAAAAGTCGGGGTTGAAAACCTCGCTTTCCTCATTGAGTTCGGGATACATCGCCTCAACCGCATCGACTGCCGCAAAATACCCTGACTGATAGGATTGACGGCGCGATTGCAATTCGCGGGCGGCAGACTCAGAGCGGATAAGATCGAGGTTCAATTCCTCAATCTCGTTTGTCAGGCGGTCAACCTCGGGTGCCAGATATTCCTCGTTCGCCTTGGTGCGCTGTTCGCGCAGGGATGCGATTTTGGATTTAATCTCGGCAATTTCGGGTGGCGCTTCCGTCTGTTGAACGGGAGTCGGCGGAGCGGCTGGCGTCGTTTCGGCAGGTGCGGCGGGTTCCGCTTGCGGGGTAAGCTGTAGGATCGCTGTCGCAATATCCGGGGCTTGTCCCTGTCTGACGAGATCGAGCGCATCAGCCAACTTCCTCTTGTCCGCATCCTCCAAGGCGCGGGTTGACAATCGGTTTGGCGGGCCTTTCGGCGTGGTTGGTTCTTGGGGTTCCGTTGGCGGAACTTCCTCGGGCGGGGTGACGGGTTCCGGCGGCGTCTCTTCGGCAGGTTGCTCACCCGCCGGCGGAGTTGTTGGCGTCGGAGGCGTAACCTCTGGCTGTGGAAGTGTAACGGTATCGCCCGCTTCAAGAGAATCCATGATCGAGGCCATAGCCTCGGCATCCATTCCGCTGATCGCGGTTCTCAGATCACCCTGCGGCTGTGCGCCTGCGGCGGGTGTGTCAACTGTCTGTGGTGTCGGCTGTCCGCCTGGCACGCTAGGGTTGGTGTCGGTCATCGGCACGGACCCTAGCGGCCATCAGTCGGGCCGTTTAAGGGGCGCAACCGTTACGCGTTTTGGGAGTAATCCTGAATCGCATCCGCCACCGCCTGCGCGAGGTCGTCGATGTGCGCCACCATCCACTCCCAGTCGCCAGGATTGCTGCCGAATCCCGGCTCTGAGATGAATGCCGGGCAATCGGGCAGGAATACAAACGCATAACCCCGGTCATCCGGCCCGAGTTCCTCCACCCCACGATCCGGGTTTCCAAACACAGCGCCAATGCGCCGGTCAATGAATGTCGCGGCAGCGTTGCCTTTGACGCTGCCACGGCAGCACAGAACTTCGTGACCATGCGCCGCCGGTTCCGCGTCGTTGAAGTGGAACTCGCCAGCAAGGTCGCAACCCGCATCTTTGATTTGCGCGGCCACCCATGCCATCGCGGCCTCGTAACCGTCACCCTGGTAGCGGTTCAGGACTAATGACCCGATGCCGACGGCTTCGAGCCTGGCGGAGATTTCAAGAACGAGATCGTTGTTGAATGTCCACTCGTTTTCATGGCCATCCCAACTGACAGCGCCGCCGTCGAGGTGTCCGTTGACGGTTCTGGAGTGTCCTACGCAGAGCGCTACTTTCATGATTGCCGGTATGGTTGGAGTTCAAAGGTTTCGCCGTCGATACAAGCCGGAACACCCGGCCATATCTGATAGGTGATGTCAAGATCATCGTCGCCCCCGGTGTTCGGATCGCCGGAGATATTGAGGCGTCGGGCGCACTCGGGCGACATCTCGCCGATCTTGTTGTGTGGGCCAACGTCGAAAACTACGGCATCCGTAGTAACTCCTTTGCGCGTCACCTCAGCCTTGCAGCCAAGCACGACGCCTGCGACGGCCATCAGGATCAACGGCGGCACCACGATTCCCGGAACGGCCTCGGAATCGACAGGCTTGCCATTGTGGAGCAGGCTGGTTCCGGGTTGCCAGTATTTGTCATGGCCGCGATTGTCGCTGCCATCGTCGTCAATCCGCGCATGGGACGTCCATGTCACCGATCCGTCTTCAAGCTCGATGATGTTTACGTTTTCAATTGTGGCAAGTATTTTCATGGGTGCGTTTTGTGATATATATACAGCGCGATGATGACCGCGACGGCAACCGCCATCGCGAACACCATCACGCCGTCTAGGTTTATTTTCACAGCTCGGCTTTGATTTCACCGGCGACACGCTCGACTTCCGCCACCGTTTCCTTGGCGACGGTTTCGACCTCTCCCGGAAGCGCCTCGGCTTCGCGCACGACTTGGCCGGGAAGCGCTTCCGCCTCCTTGACGATCTCGCCGGGGACGGCTTCGATTTCGGCGGGCAGGGCGGCGATCTTCTTCGCGACGTGGACCGCGTAGAAGTCGTGGATGGTGGCTTCTATCTCCTTGCCTTCGGCGAGAGCGGCGGTTCCGAAAGCTCTCGCTTCGGCTTCGATTTCCGACAGGATGGATTTGATGTTAATGCTCATATTTTTGTTATTTTGTTTGGGAGAGTTGTTTCAAGCCAACCAGATGGCGGCGATGATTGTCGCGAAAGTCAGGTATGTCAACCACTTCGCAACCGGGTTGACTTGGCCGTTCTCGATGTTCCCGAGAACCACTTCGAGAAACGAACCGATGATGAATCCGAGAAAGGACAGCGTGACGGTGGCGATGATTTTGGCGATCATGATTGCGGAGGGGTTGGGGTTTCGTTCCGGCCCACCTCTATCAGGCCGATGGCCACGCCGCAAGCGGTTAGGATTTCTTTCGCGAGATGGGGGCTGAGCATTGATCCGCATCCGCCGGTCACAACGATGATCCCGCGCCAGGTCGATAGCTCTTTCGACCGTGCCACGATCCACGGGATGACCGTGCGCACCCGGGCGAGCATGCGTGACGCCCAGACGTCAACCGGGTCGGGATCGCGATACATGCCAGGAGCGAGCGGCACCGGGATCGGTTGCAGGGGTGTTTTTGCCCTCGGCTTGCGGACGCGCTTCTTGGCTGGCTGCTTGGCGGTGGTTTTCATTTCGCTCTGCGGTTGGCGGCGTCGAACTGGCCGGGGCATTTATCTATCGTTTTCTCGAATTGCTCGATGGTCTTGGAATTCTGCCAGATCACGTTCTTGGTTTCGGTGGCGATTTCTATCAGCGTTTTCAGCATCTGGTCCCGCTCCTGGTAGCGGTCCCGCTCCCGGTCCTCCATTATTTTCTGTCTGGCGTCATATTTCTCCTCCGATTTATTCAGCCTTCCCGTCATCCAGCGGAGCGCGACGATCAGTCCTATCAGTGCTCCCGCAGGCCCTATCAACTGGGTGTATTCTCCGGGAACCGTAATCGGGATCGTTTCGGCGATGGATGTGGCTATCCTGGATCCGACCAAGGGACCGGTTATCGCGGCAAACGTGCCCATCATGACTGCGATTTGAGAATTCATAGGAATTTGAAAAGTATGTTGAGCGGCGGAGGGAGCGTGAGTTTTCCGAAAAAGACGAATGCCGCCGTGATGAGCCAGGTGGCCGCGAGTCCGATAGCGCCCCACTTGATCCACAGCCACGCATGATAGATCGGCTCCATCTTCGCGACCTCTTTCGCGCTGGCTGCGGCTTCGGCGGCCTTGTCCGAGTAGCCCTTCCTAATGATAGCATCATTCAACTGGATCTTGGCAACCTCGGCGTCTTTGTCTTTTCCCGCTTCGGATAGAGTGGTTATTGATACATCGGTGTTCGCCTGGGCCTCTTTCAACTCGTCCACCGTCGCCCGCAGCGCCACGTTGTCAGCTATCAGATCGGTGGTTTTCTTCGCCGCGTCCTGCCAGAGTTGCGCGTTGGATTGCGCGAGAAGCTCCGCCGATGACTTGGCGTCTATCGCCTTTTGCAATGCATCGGCTTGGTCCTCTCCCTTGGCCATGGCGTCGGATAGGATTTTGCCGGCCGTTTGCAGGGTGTTTACTTGCACCTGCAACTTGGAAACCACTTTCTCGGTCGCCTGGTTGCTCGCGGCAACCAACTGGATCGGCTGAATGATCGGCGGTTGCTTGACCACCGGGGGAGGAAGCGGGAAAACGCTTTTCGGGGCGCAGGAGGCGAGGGAAAGCGCAAGGATGGTTAGGATGGTTTTCATGGTCATGCTATCGTCACTCCACGGGATGCCAAGACGATCCATCCCTGCGTAGTGACATACATCAGGGTAACCGAATCTCCAGCCGAGTTAAACGTGATCTTCGAATATCCCGTTTTGGTCGTCGGTGTAAGCACGGCGGTTCCTCCGGCAACCCGGTGGACGATGATTTTTATCTGCGCATCCGATCCTCCATTTGCTAGCGTCAATCCTTGTGCGCTGCCGGTGGTCGTCAGCATCGTCGTCACCGTTGTTACGTTGACCGCTCCCGCCCCGGACAATAACTGCATCGTGGTGGCTATGGTTCCGCGACAAAGAAGGGTTCCATACACATTCGCACCATTGGAGGTGCTTGAGTTAAGCAATATGGTTCCAGCGCCATCGCACGATATGCTGCACGGATAGAGCACATTACCGTATAGGGAAAGAGAATGGAACTCAACGTCGTTAGCAGTGTCGAGTCCGATGGCGTTACGCGCGTTAGCTTGAGTCGCCGCCGCCGCGATGCTGGCCCCGACCGTGCCGAATAGCGCGTCACTTGCTCCAGGCGCGTGACTCGCCGCGTGAGCTAGGGTGCTCGACGGAGTTCGGGCATCGCTCAGTCTGGCGTCATTGCCTTGGCAAAACGTATTTGCTGCGGTTCCGAATGATCCAACGGTCACCGCTCCTCCGGTCGTGGTGATTAGCGGAAGGTTTGCGGTTGATCCGATCTTGCCGTCATTGGTCAGATTTCCGTGGTAGTGGCTGGTCGGCGTTCTGGAATCCGATAAGCGGCCATCGTTCCCGACGCAGTAATTATCCGGTCCGGTTCCTCCTGTTGGAATCTGCGATGCGAGCGCGAACGTGCCGCCCGATGCCGGCCAACTGCAATTATATGGAGATCCGATTGCCGGAGCCACCGTGACTCCGAGCGTGTTTCCGGTCACGGTCACGGCGCCGTTTGACGAGACGAAACCGATGGCGGTTAGCTGCCCGGAGTTGCCGTAAGCCGCGAGTTTTCCGCTGTCGTCGTTGCCGTTGCCGCCGGTGGAACTCGCGTCCATGACCGCTTTCGCGGACGGGTATTTTGTCGTGCTGGCCGCGTCCTCGAGAAGCGTTTGGGTTTTGTTGGAAGAGTTTTCAGTGGTATAAGGGAGGTTTCCTTCGCTCACCGCCCACTTGGAATCGTCCTGCCCCGGGTTGTCGGCCAATGCGCGAATCCAGTCGCCATCCGCCACCACGTTTCCGCCGAGGGTTCCGAGGCCTGAGATTGTCCATAGGTTGCCTTTTTTAACGGCTCCTCCGGTTCCAGTGCCTCCGGTTGTCGGGTATGCGTTTCCACTCGCATCCCATAAACCTCGATCATCCAAAACGCCCGTGACCGCGTTGTCGGTGTAGGAGTTGGCCGATGAAAGCGACGCGTTGGCTTTTGATGTCGCATCAATCGCGGCGGCAGATATTGCGGCGGATTGCGCGGCATTCGCCTTGGTTGTCGCGTCACCCGCCGCAGTCACCTCCGCGTTGTATTGGGCGGTGTTTGCGTAGGATTGTGCCTGTGACGCAGCCGTGGAAACCGCCGCGTTGTATGCCTCAGTGGCCGCAGCCTGGGCCGCGCCCGCCGCGTCAAAGTCGGTGGCGGCGTGGCTGGCGGCGGTGCCGAGCGTGATCCAGTGGGTGCGGTAGTCGGTCCCGTCGATCTTCGCGTTGACCTGGCCTGCGGTTCCGCCGGAAGGGACTCCGGGGCCTGGGTCGCCCTTGTCTCCTTTCGGGATCGTGAAATTGAACACCGCCGCCGAAGATGATCCGCTGTTCGTCACGGTTGCGGATGAGCCGGCCGCCCCGGTTGTGACAGTGCCAACAGCCACGGTTGCGGGTGAACCATCATCGCCCTTCTGAAAGACGAAATTGAGGATCGCCGCCCACGCGGTGCCGACGTTTTCCACCGCTGGGGAAGATCCGCTCGTCACGGTTCCGATGGCGATGGTCGCGGCAAGTCCCGGCGGGCCTCCGAACGTGATGTTGCCAACCACGGCGGATTGATTCGTCGTCACCGCCGCCGTGACGATGTTCTGAATCAGAGTGATCTTCGCTGTGATTTCGTTGGCCATGTCTCAGACGGTGCCTTGCGGGTTTACAACCTGTGTAATGCGGTAGTAGGTCTTTTTTTGGCTTCCATCCCCGAAGATGAACTCGAAATCACCCGTCCACGTCCCGGCGGTGAGGGGGAAGGAATCGAATCCCATCGGGTCGATATGCAACGCCCATGTCGGCGGGCTGTTTGTTCCATTGTGGTCGATGATGATCGGTTGGTCGATCTCGTCACGCGATTCCCCGAACGTGACGCTTTCGCAGTGCAATTGAACATCCTTGAATCCCTCGCGGCGGAAGAACAGGCGGGCTTTGACGAGGGTTCCGGGAGGATTGTCATCAACCCATCCGGTCTTGGCGACGGGATCGGTCCAATGGCCGAAAGTTGGCGCGATCACTGGGATTCCGTCCCAGCTATCGCCTTCGGTCATCGGGTCAAGGGTGATGGCGACTGGTTCCATGGAGGATTAGGCGGTTGGAGCCGGGATGATTTGCACCCACCCATCTTGGGAGGTTGTCGTATCGTCTTTGGTGGCGATGTAAACCGTTACCGATGATTCTGATACGTTGATTGCGAGCCGGCCAAAACTCCCCGGAGTTCCGTCCACCGCGTTTACGCCATTATCCGCCACGATTACGGAACCTGAAATGCAGGGTGTATCAGGAGCCAGCGAAACTACAATATTGAAAAGAGAGCTGTTGGTATTGATGAAATCGGCGAGTTGCTGGATTGTTGTGGTTATTACTTTTTCCCCGTCCACGGTATGGAATGCCAAATTGACGGTGAGCGTGCTTGCCGTTTCGGAAACAACCGAAAGTGTTCCGGTTTGCCCCGCCCCGGTTTCAAGTACCAGCGTAAGCGGCGATGCCGGGACCCCCACATATCTTGCCACCACGTTGAATCCAACGCCTTTGCCAACCGTAAAAGCGTTGTAGGCTGATTGCCCGACAATGGCGTTTACCGGGGTTCCGCTATATGTCAAAAACGCGGACAGCATTTCGATCACCAGCGGACCAAGTTCGTCCGAGCTGAAAGCGTCTCCAGTCACCCGGTCAATCAGCCGTTCGGCGTATCTGGAAACGGTGCAGCATTCTTCCTCTTGGGCGAAGCGCGGCTTGAAGAGCTTGGCGAGCCGCCGGAACATTCCCGGCTGTTCGGTCGTGTTTTGGCCGGATACGCGGTAGGCGGGTTTCGGCAGGGTCTGATCGGCTGGCGTGTTGCTCATGATAGTAATCGGTTGGAATTATTGCTGTGGCGGTTCTGGAAATGTGGAGGGATCGGGCTGATTGGCGTCAGGCTGGCCGCTGGCGGCTTCCGGGGCTGGCTGGATGCCGTCCGGTGCCATCGGCGGTTGACCGCCGTCTGGCGGCGCTTCCTGCCCCTGCTGCGCCTGTATCGTGGCAAGGAATTGCTGAAAGAGCGGCTGCAACTCGGGCGGCAGCATCGCCATGATGCCCTGAACGTCCGTCACCGCCTCCCGGACGATCTTGTCAGCGTCGTTGAACTCCAGAGCTTTCACGGCTTCGATGAACATCCGCCGCTGCGGGGTCTTTTCGTTTTCCGGCAGTTGCACATACTGCGCCATGATCTGAATCGCCCCTTGGGCGTTCTTGAGCTTGGTCTGGTTCTGGCTTTGCGTGAGTGACAGGCTGACATTCATCCGCAGTCCCTTCACGTCGCCTGCGTTGATCGTCAGAACGTCCGCGTCCTTGCCCTCTCCCCACGTGAACGTCTCGTCCTCGGTTTGGTTGGCGTAAACGAGGAACACGGAGAATTCCACGGCTTTGCAAAGGTCGGAAGCCATCTGGCTGATCGGCACCTTCA